ACCAAGCAATTGCAAGAATCAACACCTCCGACGAGGAGAGTGAGTTTTCTGGTGTTCCCTTAGTTATGACCGTTACAACGAGGTAATCAAATGGCAGAATTTAGCAACTACTTAGAGAACAAAGTCCTAGACCACGTTCTCCGCAACACTTCTTACACCTCTCCTACGACGGTGTACGTTGGACTCTACACATCTGACCCAACGGACGCTGGTTCGGGTACGGAAGTCTCTGGTGGCTCCTATGCCCGCCAAGCCCTGTCCGTGACCACGGCTTCGGGTGGAATCGTTACCTCTAGCGCGGACGTTACCTTCCCGCAATGCACAGCCTCATGGGGTTCCGTGGGCTACATCGGGATTCTGGACGCGGTTACTAGCGGCAACCTACTCATGCATACCGCGCTTACGACTGCCAAGACCATCGACACGGGCGACATTCTCAAGATTACTTCTGGCAATTTGACGGTTACGTTGGACTAAATGGCGTTACTGACCCTTGAAGAATTAGACCGCTTCGGGAGTCTCGACGATTTACCGTTCTCGCTAGACGCGAACTGGATGGACTGCGGGATACAAGGCCCGTACACGCTAGAGCAGTTAGACTACTTTAGTAGCAGTATCGACAACCTGGCATTTAGTCTAGATGACCCAATTTGGGCTTCTGCCGACACAGAGATATGCCTCATCTACGCCCCCCAGAACATCACGGGCGTGGGTACTGTAAACGCTATACCTCAGTTCTTTGAGACCGCCCAAGCCCTGATTACGGCTAACGGACAGGTCTCGGCAGATGGTACGAGATTGCGTACGATTGAGGGCGCGGTTGACAGTACGGGAACGGTCTCTGCGGACGGCACAAGAACCAGACTCGTAGGGGCAATAATTACCTCTGCTGGCGATGTTGTTGCTTCTGTACAACGCACAAGATTTGTGGATGGTAGCGTCTCTGCCAACGGGCAGGTAAGCACGACAGCCAACACTACTGCAAGCGCGGTTGGTAGTATCTCTGCGGTAGGTTCGGTAAGTGCGCTTGCGGCGCGTCTACGGGACGTTGTAGGGGCTATAAACGCCTCTGGTGACCTAGTAGCAGACGCGGTAAGACTTCGCCTTGTAGACGGTTCTATAACCGCAGAAGGGTTCCTAACCGCCAACGCAGGGTTTGAGTTCGATGTCCACGGCGATGTCGTGGCGACAGGCACTCTGACGGCTCTGGCGGGGATTATTTACACAGTTTCAGGGCAGGTGGCAAGCAACGCACAGCTTACCTGCACGATGTACAAGTTCGGCGAGGAATGGGTTTTAGTACCTGACCAACCAAATACATGGTCTGCCATCAGTATCCAGAGCGACACATGGACACAAGTAACCACGGGTTCGGACACATGGACACCTATTCCTGACCAAAGCGACGTTTGGACACAACAATCTTCGGGAAGTAACACATGGCAATAACAAGAGTTACCTTTGGAGAGTGGCTACCTGACCAGCCAGGGGTTATCGGTGCGCTGACAACTGCTAAGAACTGCTTCCCCAAGGCGGTAGGCTACGGCCCGTTCCCGCAAGAAGTGGACTATTCTGATGCCGCACCGCAAAACCTAACGGCTGCGGCTGCCGCCAAGGACACGAACAGTATTACAAGTATCTACGCCGCCGGAACCACTCGGTTATTCAAGTTGGATACCTCTGACTTCTCTTGGGACGACATTTCTGCCGTGACTTACAGCGGAACGTCTGGGTGGAAGTTCACGCAGTTCGGAAACTCCCTGATTGCGGCTAACGAGTCCAACACCATGCAGTACATAGACGTTATGTCTGGGACTACCTTTGCAGACCTAGCCGCAGACGCACCCAAGGCCAAGTTCGTGACCGTGGTGCGGGACTTTGTGGTGTCTGGCTACCAAAGCGCCAACAAGAACAGAGTCCAATGGTCGGGAATTAACAACGAGAAGACTTGGACTACCTCTGCCACAACACAGGCAGACTTCCAAGACGTGCCTGACGGCGGGTTCGTGCAAGGGGTTACGGGTGGCGAGTTTGGTCTAGTCTTGCTAGAGCGCAGTATCGTGCGGATGTCATACGTTGGAACCCCGCTGATATTTCAGTTCGACAACATCGCTAGGAACCGTGGATGCTTTGAGCCTAACTCAGTCATCCAATGGCAGGGTATCACTTACTTCTTAGGCGACGACGGGTTCTACGCCTGTGACGGGCAGAACCTGAAAAACATAGGTGCGGAGAAGGTCAACAGATACTTCTTTAATTCGTTAAAAGAATCAGACTTAGGCAACATGAGTGCCGCCATCGACCCCATCAACAACCTGGTGGTCTGGGGCTATCCAACAATTGACTTGGATTACAGGGTCTTGGTCTACCACGTTCCTACGGGCAAATGGTCGTACTCGGACTCAACGGCTACCCGTGTGGCTCCCGTGTCTACACCTTCCATAACCCTAGAGGGGTTGGATGCGTTTAGCGCAAGCATAGATGCCCTAGGTATTTCGTTGGACAGCCGTAACTGGCTAGGCGGGAAACTGCTCCTCCTTGGGATTAACGGCAACAAGTTGATTACCTTTACGGGGGCTTCCAAGACCGCCACGATTGAGACGGCAGATATTGCGGCAGACACCAATCAGTCCATGATTACGATGATTAAACCCATCGTAGACAACGGGACGGGTAGTGCCTCTATCGCCTCGCGCTTGCAGTTAAACCAGACGGTATCCTTCCCGACGGTCACGGCTGCCAATAGCGAGAACCGCATAGGCGCTAGGTCTTACGGGCGTTACCACCGCGTAAAACTCCAGCCCTCTGGTGATTGGACAACCGCAATTGGGGTAGATGTAGAGATTCAGCAAGCGGGTACTCGCTAATGTTTAGAGTTCTACCGTACCAAGGTGGCGACCCTCGGCAGATTTCCGAGGTGGTCAACAACCTGATGAACGGCAAGTCCAATAACACGGGGACTATTACCCTTGCTACGGGCAATGCCACAAGCACTACCCTGTACGACGAGCGGATTTCTGTAGATACAAAAATTATCCTGATTCCGTTCTCGGACGCGGCAGAGGTTGATTCTGCGCCTTACGGTGCGTTTCAGGATGATACAGACCAAGTGGCAACAACGCTTGGCGATGCGAATATCATGTCCTGCAACACCACGGACTTGTCTAACGGGGTATACCTTAGCAATAGCAATAGATTTAATGTAAGAAACGCTGGTGTTTACTGTATAACTTACTCTGTTCAAGTTAAGAACACGACAAACGATTCGCAGAACATAGACATTTGGCTGCGTAAAAATGGCTCAAATTTAGTTGGAACAAACAGTCGATTTGGTATGCCGCCTAGGAAGTCGTCTGGCGACCCTAGCCACTTAATTTCCGTTACGCCATTTTTTGTGGAATTGGCGGCAAACGATTATTTGCAATTAGCATGGCATCCAAGTGACCTTGGAGTATCGTTAGAACACTATGCGGCTGTTTCAGCATCTGCTGGCGTTACACCAGCCATTCCAGCAACACCGTCTGTGATTATCGTTATTCAATACATAGCGCCACAGGCGTACTCGAACATTTACGTCTCTGCCCAACAGCAGGGTCAGGCAACGATAAGTCACTATGCCAACAGTACGGCAAACAAGACTTATGCTTACATTTTGGTTGGATAATCTTTATAATAGGTGATATATGGCTTATGACGCTTTCGGAAACCCTATCCCTGGCACAACAGTTCCTGGTACTGGGCCGTTACCTAGTCTTTTAGCACCGGGTGGTGGCGAGTCAAAAATTGACCCAAGCCTTCGCCCTTACTTAGAGCGCGGTTTACAAAGGGCAGAACAACTGTTCTTCGGCGCACAACCACAAATGTTTGAGGGGCAGATGTACGTCTCCCCAAGCCAACAAACCCTTTCCGCGTTGCAACAACAGGAAGCGGCAATAACAGCCGGTCAACCGTTGCTCCAGCAAGCACAGCAAGCCTACCAAGCCTCTTTGGGCCAGATTGGGCAGACAGCCGCAGGTGGTTTTCTGCAAGGCTCCCCGTATCGTGAAGCAATGGTTCAGGCGGCTACCCGCCCCCTGACACAGCAGTTTGGCGAACAGGTGCTACCGGGCGTTGCAAGCCTTTATTCACGGGCTGGACGCTATGGGTCAGGCGCAATGGAGCGTGCCCTTGGCGGGGCTACGGAAGCCTATGGCAGGGCATTGGGCGACGTTACCTCCAACATCGTGGGGCAGGACTATGCTCGTGAGCGTGCATTGCAACAACAGGCGCAAGGTCAACAGGCAGCACTAGCCCAAGCCGCCCCATCGTTTTTTCAGCAAGGGTTTCTTCCTTCTCAGGCATTGGCACAAGTTGGTGCGGCGCAAGAACAGATTGCGGCACAACCCCTGCAAGAACAGATTCAGAGGTTTCAGTATTCACAGCAACTTCCGTACTCGCAATTGCAGTCCTACCTGTCGTCGGTTTATGGCACTCCAATGGCATCGAGCGTATACCCACAACAGCCACAGGCACAGACCAACAGGCTTGGTCAGGCAATAGGCGGCGCTGGACTAGGTTACATGGCAGGAAACTTCTTAGGAGGTTCTGCGTTTGGAGTTCCTAGCCAGTACATCGGTGCTGGTTTAGGTGCGCTTGGCGGGTACTTTCTTTGATTAGACAGGTAACAAAAGAAACCCTGCCGGAGTTTATAAGCCTTGCAAGGCAGATGCACGAAGAAAGCACCTCAAGAGATTTAGAGTTTTCAGCAGAGAAACTAGAGCAACTGATTGGTTCGCCATCAACATTTTGCGTGATGGCTTATAAAGACCAAAAGGTAATCGGCGGGATGCTTGGTTTTATTACAGAGCATTATTTCTCTAAAGACAAAAAAGCGGTAGAAAGCGGTTTATATGTTGTCCCAGAACACAGAAACGGGATGACTGGAGTTAGGCTAATTCGTTCGTTTGAGGATTGGTCAAAACAGCACGAAGCAAAGCATATTTGGATAGGTTACTCAACAGGGATAGGAGACATCAACAGAATGAAAGACTTCTATAAAGCCCTTGGGTATGACTATGAAGGATTCTTTTGCAGGAAGAAGATAAATGTGTAACCCAGTTCAAGAGATAAGAAACCTTGGTTCGGCAATTGACGACAAGATTCTTCAGCCAATCAAGGAAGACCCAGTTGAGGCTGTCGCTACTGCTGTTGGCTACTATTTAGGTGGCCCACCTGGTGCTGCTGCGGCCCGTGGAACGACAAAGTTAATTCAGGGCGAAGACCCAGAAGATGCGGCCAAGGCTGCGGCTTTAACTTACGTTACGGCTTCCGTAGGACAGGAACTTGGTGCGTCTACTGGTGGCGGTGGAGAGACTGGCGCGTTTGATTCTGGGCAAGGTTTAGATGCAATGTCTGGTGGCGCAGGTCAAGTTGGCGCAAGTGCAGCACCCATCTCTGATGCAACAGTAGTAACTCCAGAGCAGACTTATCCTGGTGTAGAACAAAACGCATTTACACCAGCACCGGGTTCATTACAGGCAGAGTTGCCAAGCCTAGGTGTTGAAACCGCCGCGTCGTCAGCACCATATACGGCGATACCTGGCTCGATAGAAGCTCAGTTAGCGGGGACTCCTATTGCTGGCGCAAACCCTGCAATCTCCCTGCAAGACGCTTTCCGTGGAGCTAGGATGGTGCAAGGGTTGTTAAATAGACCTCAGCAACCACAAGTCAATCCTTATATGCTGATGAACCAACAGCAACAACCTGGAGTTGTTAGTTACGAAGAATTACTTGGTTTGTTAAATAGACCAATGGCAAGTACGCCAAACGTATATCAGGCTCTTGCACCATCGCAGAATCCTTACAGTTTAATTTAGGGTAAAAAACATGGCTACACTTCAAGACTTTATAGGCGGTGGAATACCAGCCGGACTGTTAGACCCAGAGCAAATGCAAGCCGCAGAACAACGCGCACAAAACTCTGCGTTGATAAACACGTTCTTTAGTGTGCTACAAGCGTCTCGTGGTCAACCCGGACAGGGTAGGCCTGGCATTGGGCAGATTGTCGGTCAGGCTGGGCCAGTAGGGTTACAGGCTTACCAGCAGTCGTTTGACAAAACCTTGGCAGATACTCTAAAAGGGTTGCAAGTAAAGGATTTGGTTACCAAGCAAGCGGAAGCAAAAAAAATACAAGAACTTGCTCCAAAATTATTAGCCGCTGGTGGGGGTATAAATCAAGAAGTGGCAAATCAATTGATGACCACTCCTGCTGGCATGGAGTACTTATCAAAGTTTTCTCAAGCGCGTAGAGATATTTCTGGCAAAACTGAGTTGGTAGAAATCTTTAGTCCAACAGGGCAACCAATGAAAGTTCGCTATAACGTAGACACAGGCCAATACACTCCAGTTGGAGGAGAAAAGGCAGAACCGTTTGTTCAGGTTGACAGGGGGAATGTAATTGAACTTCGCCGACCAAGCGGCGCTATTATTGGGAGCGTTTCAAAAGGTGCAGCTCCATCGGCCCCATCATTTTCAATGACTGAAACGGGTCAAGTTCTTGACACAAGAAGCGGACGGTTACTACAACCAAGAGACGAACAAGGAAACCCAATTACAATTGATACATCCGTTAAAGCAACGGAAGATGAGAAAAAGTCTGCCGGTTTCTACTTGCGTATGAAAGACGCTACAACAACATTTGATTCCCCAATTTTAGACGCTCAAGGTAAACCTGTACTAAGAAATGGCAAACCAGTTTTGCTTAAAGATGCGGCAGAAAAACCAGAAATTGTTGCGGAAGTAATTGGCGGTATTGTTCCAAGATGGATGGGTGGTCAGGCGCTTCAAAACGTAGCAACATCTTCAATTCGCCAACAATATCAGCAAGCTCAAGAAAACTGGGTAACCGCTAACTTACGACCTGAGTCTGGTGCGGTTATTGGCCCAGAAGAAATGCAGAAAGAGATTCGTAAGTATTTCCCACAAGTCGGGGATTCAAACGACACAATCCGTCAAAAAGAAAAATCCAGACAAGTTACAGAAGAAGCAATTCGTAGACGTGCTGGTAGAGCAATAGGTGTACAACCATCACAACAACGTAATGTTAGCGTGGACTACTAAATATGGCCTACTCGATTACAACAAAAGACGGGATTACGATAAACAACATCCCTGACGATGTTGCGCCAGATTCACCAGAGTTAAAGTCCCGTGTGGCAGATATTCGTGCTGGAAAAACAGAATCCCGCGCAGAACCAAAAGAGGGGGTTGAAGAACCTTCTATGGGTGAGCGCATTGGTCGGCAGGTTGGCTTGACCGCCCGCGCCCTTCCTGGTGCGGCTGCTAACATAGCAGGGTTGGTTGGAGACCCATTAAACGCCCTCATCAACGCCATAACGGGAAGCAAGTTGCAAACCATTAGCGGTGCAACTGAAAGCTTGATGACTAGGGCTGGACTTCCTGTGCCAACAAGTCCATCCGAAAAAATTGTTTACGACATAAATCGTGCAGCCGCTAGTGCTGTTTTGCCTGGCGTGGCAATTCGTGCGGCTACACCAGTTGCACCTGTTCGTGTTGCGCCGCAAGCCCGTGTAGAGCCAACTATTGCTAAACCTGTTAGCGTAGAAAATATTGCCGAACCAATTAGGCGTACATTTTCAGAGAATCTTGGATTACAGGCAACTGGAGCGGTTGGTGGCACGTTAGCATCACAGTTAGCGGCGCAATCAGGTGCTGGCCCTATCGGACAGGCTGTAAGCGGTTTGCTTGGCGGGGTGCTTGCCCCAGCGGGTGTTCAAACAGCCGCTGAGAGGGTAGCCGTAGGTGGGAAAGAATTAGTTCGTCCGTTTACAGAAGCTGGCCGTGAAGTGATTGCTGGCAATGTCTTGCGTCAGGTAGCTGCCGAACCAGAAATGGCAATGATGCGTGCCGCCACATATCAGCCAACCATTCCTGGCTACCGCCCGACTACGGCACAAGCCACACGGGATGTGGGCTTGGTTTCCGTAGAACCAACCATTAAGTCAATGGATGTGACTGGGCGTTTTGCACAGCAACAAAGCATGGCTAATCAGGCCAGAATTAACATTCTTGACCGCATGACAAAAGACAAAGAAGCCGTTGCGTCTGCGGTTGCAAAGCGTGACGAAATTACAACCCCGTTGCGCGAAGAAGCCTTTGCTAGGTCAACGGTGACACCAGAGGTGTTTCAGTCCGGCGTTGCTCTGACAGTTAACAAAACCATTGACGACATTCTTGCTTCTCCAGCCGGTAAGCGCGGAACGGTCATTTCGGTGATGGAAGACACACGCGACGACATTGCTAGGGCTACTAACCCAGCAGAACTGTACGAAATCCGTAAAGATTTACGAGCCGCAGAACGTGGTTTGTTAGACAAGTCTGACCGTGGTGGCCCATCTAAGAGTGCTTATGATGCCGCTCGTGGAGAACTAAACCGTGTAATTGCCGCAGTTGATGATGCTATTGACTCTGCCGCGCCAGGATACAGAGATTATCTCAAGAAATTTGCCGCCTCTAGTCGTGGGATTGAACGCTTAGAGGCCATGCAAGACTTTGGTTCTAGGGTTAAATCAACCATCCCAGACCCAATTACGGGGGACTACCTGCTATCCCAAGCCAGTTTTGTTAAAGCCATTCGTAGCATAGAGAAAGACAAAAACCTTGGGGGCCTATCTAAAGCCCAACTAAACACGGTTAAGCGTATTAGCCAAGACTTAGACGATGGCGTATTAGCGCGGGCTACACGCCCCGCAGGTTCCGACACCTTTAAAAATATGTCCACCGCCAACGTAATTGGTGGAATCGTCGGCAAACAGATATTTGGCGAGACTAGCCCACTTCTTAGCAAGGTGGCTGCACCGCTAAACTGGCTTTACAATGGCACAGACGATGCCATTCGTGAGGTGTTGGTAGACGCAATGCTTGACCCAAAGTTGGCGGCAAGGCTTATGCAAAAAGCAACAACGGCAACTATGGAACCAATTTCGCAAGAACTGCAACGCCGGGCGGTAAACCTCGGATATGGCTCAATTTTCGGACTGGAGTAAGAAATGCCTAAGACCAAGATTTCAGAATACTCAACGACCAACTCGGCTAATACCGACATAGAAGGTATTAACATCGACGAGGGGTGTCCCCCAAGTAGCATCAACAACGCCATCCGTGAGCTTATGGTTCACCTAAAGGAGTTCCAGACAGGGGCTTCTGGGGACGCGTTTACCTTTGCCGGTGGAACCCTGATGAGTGGGACAAACACCATCTCTGGGGCGGCTGTTATCTCTGGCAACATCAACTCCTCTGGCACGACCAACACCTTCTCCGGCGGCAATATCCTGTCCGGCACGAACACAATTTCAGGGTCGGCGATTATCTCTGGGAATATAAACTCGTCAGGGACTACTAACACGTTCTCTGGTGGCAACATTTTCTCCGGCACAAATACCATCTCCGGCTCTGCCATCATCTCTGGCGGTATCAACTCTAGCGGTACAAACACGTTCTCTGGGACAAGCACATTTAACTCTGGAAGCCTGAAACTAGCGGGTTCTTCTAGCGGTGCGGCTACCCTGAACGCCCCTGCCGCAGCTTCTACGAATACCTACACCCTTCCTCCTGACACATCGACCTTGGGGTACAGGAACATCCCTGCCGTGGGAACCAAGACAGGTTCTTACACACTTGCCACGACTGACGTAGGCGAGTATGTCCAGGTAGGCTCTGGCGGGTCTATAACGATTCCTGATGCCACTTTTGCCGAAGGTGATGTAATATCTATCTTTAACAACACCTCTGCGGGGATTACCATTACTTGCACAATCACAACCGCTTACATTGCGGGTACAGATTCTGATAAGGCTACCGTTACCCTTGCAACTAGGGGGGTGTGTACAGTCTTATTTATCTCTGGAACCGTCTGTGTAATCACAGGGAACGTGTCATAAATGACGGGCATATTCCAGATTCTTCTTGCTGGGCAGGGTGCTGCCGGAATCCTTGCTGACTACCTTGTTGTAGCGGGTGGTGGTGGGGGAGGCGGTTCTGGCGCAACTTCAACTAATGGTGCTGGTGGTGGGGGAGCGGGCGGTTATAGGGAATTTACTTCACAAGGATTATCCGTTGGTGTCGCTTATACCGTAACCGTTGGTGCTGGTGGCGCTGGTGGAGTGGCAGATGTTACTGGAACTGTTGGTAATAATTCTGTGTTGTCAACTAATACATCTGCTGGTGGTGGGGGTGGTGGCACTCAAGGAACAGGAGCAACTGCAGGTGGTTCTGGTGGTGGTTCTTCAACTACTGGTGGAACAGGAGCAGCAGGCAACACACCATCAACATCACCATCTCAAGGAAATAAGGGTGGAGATTTTTTATCAAACAGAAACATGGGCGGTGGAGGTGGTGCTGGAGCCGTAGGTGGAAACGGCACTTCAGGTGTATCTGGCAATGGCGGTGCGGGAACAGCATCTTCCATTACAGGCTCATCAGTAACTAGAGCAGGCGGTGGCGGAGGCGGAGCAAGCGGGGCTGACCAAAGTGCAACTCGTGGAACAGGTGGTAGCGGTGGCGGCGGTGATGGTGGAACGCAGGCTAATAACGGAAGTAATGGTACTGTCAACACAGGCGGTGGTGGTGGTGGTTCTGGCTCGTCTACTGTTGCGGGTTCAAATAGAACAGGCGGCGCAGGCGGCTCTGGTGTCGTTATCATCAAAATCCCATCATCGCACTATGCCTCATTCTCATCTGGTGTAACTTCATCTCTCTCGACTTCTGTTGCGGGATACAACGTATATACAGTCACGGCTACTTCTACAACGAGTGAGACTGTGACTTTCCTTGCTGGCGCACAGGCCGACTTCCTTGTAATTGCTGGTGGCGGCGGTGGTGGCGGTTCTTCTGGAGGCGGTGGCGGCGCAGGGGGTTATCGCACAAGCGCAGGAACTTCTGGTGGTGGTGCGTCTGCGGAATCAAAACTTGGACTGACATTTGGCGTTGCATACACAGTTACCGTGGGTGCTGGTGGTATTGGCAACACGGCTTTTCCGGGTAAAGGAAGCAACGGCAACAATTCCGTT